CGAACGATGGAATATCACCTGCATTTACCCAAGTGCTGAATGGGTATTGATACACGCCAGCAGTTAATTGCACGGGAGTCGTCGTAGAACGCTGTAGTCCCTGAAAAGCATAACTCTGGCTAAGCTACAACAACGCATCCGCTATCCACTGCACACCAAGCATGAACACATCCTGCCGCTGTGACAGCTTTGACCATACTCCACCAGTAGGCGCAGCAGGTGTCGCACCAATCCCGCAGAGCAAGTCCTGTATTGTATACGGATAAGCCATTTACTCTCCTGTTATACCATCACAAATACTGTAACATCCGCTGTAGCATCTGTGCATTGCAGGGTTATATTCATCTTTGTGGGTAGAATCGACCCCATAAACACATCGCACGCCTTACTCTTCGACACAAGATGAAATCCATACGGTACCTTGTTCAAATTATGCGCGATCGTAAGATTAGTATTACTCGCTCCCCAAGCAAAAGGCGCTCCATGTGGATTTCCAACCGCTCCAATCCTAATCAACAACCCGCTCTGATTATCCGTACTGAACGTAAGTGGCTGCCCATTGGTATCAAACGTAAGCCCATTTCCAGGGCTTACGTTTCCAGCTAGCACTTTAGTGACGCTCACATTTAAATCATGTTGTTCGATTGTCGGAGTTGGAGTTATTGTTTGCATTAGTCAATTTCCCCATCTGCGTAGGTACCTGCGAGCATTACTTTGACGATTGCACCATTGAAATTTGTGGATGTGATGCTAAGTTGCGGAGCCTCGACAGTTGCGATACCGAATGGAGTATAGTAAGTCTTCTGGTTATTTGTGCCATCTAACGTGATATTGCCGAGCGAAATCACAGTTCCCGCTACATCCGTAATCGTACAAGCCAGCGTTCCAGTCCCATATGCTTTCACAACTGCTCTGCGAAGTGTGCATTTACGAGTAAATCCGAGCTTAATCTCCTCTGAGCGGAATACAAGATTTAAATTCCCCGGAGGCAATGTAATATCCGTAGTATCCGCTGTGGGCGTATTTACCAGATTGTAGTAAATGAATGTTCTACTATATGATACCTCACTCACCGTGTATGTAAAATTAATATACACAAGCAACACTGGTAAATTAGTAACACTAACAATCGCTGTAGCAGGATTCAAAGCATTTAAGAATACTGATGCTGTTTGAATTGAGTTTACTACCACATTCGAGGCTCCCGATACAAACTCTGCGAGTAAATCCGTAATCGCACGAGTAACAGAAGTCCATGCTTTAAGTGCGGGATTATAGAACCAAAATATGATATTCCCAGCGGAGTTAGCAGTTGCCGCGATAAACACATATTCCATGCCTGGAATAGAGTCATTGAATGGATAAAGATTTACGCCAGCGGTAATCAAGCTATTCGGAAGCGCAGACAACGCAGGATTTACATTAAAGCTGTTAAATATCGCAGCTTTTGCCTGATCTGCAATAGAAGTAAACATCCCACCGTAGAAGGTATAAACATCGCTATCTGTTACTAGAAATACAAACCGTCCAAATTGCTTGAGCGTATATGGGAAAATTAATCCCTGCCCGATAGTTGAGTTCCAGTATGTAGTAAAATTCCAAGGCCCAATAGCTACGCCAGTGGCAGTAATTTGAGTAACGCCAGTTCGCTTGAAAATGTATCCCACATTATCAACAGCGATAAATCCTGAAATGTAATCCTCTACCGAAGTAAGTAATTGAAATCCGGCAGTCCGATTAATAGAAGGGTCCCAAATACTAAACGCATCGGGAGAACTCCAACTTACAAGCGTAGGCTGCACGCCATCCACAGTTGAGTTACAATTTAATTGAAGCATGTATTCATCAAGTATGTCGATGAATTGACCTGCGGTATATGTTGTGGCTACAACGTAACTGGTTCTAGGCGTATATGCATACAGTGTACTCGTACTATACACACTAATATACGCAACACCAGCCACAACCTTAACTGCTACTGGAAGTCCGTGAGTAAGAGTAGGCCCATCCGTAGCACTAAGATCAAATTGAAACTTAATCGTGCCATCTGTCTGTAGCGTGGCAATATACGCATTCCCGTACTGATCTACAGCACAGAGATAATTTGCACAATTAAAGATCAAACACGCGACAGCATTTATCCAGTATCCCGCGGGAATAATAGGAAATGGTATTGCGGTATTAAAGTACGCTGCCGTGCCACCTGTATCCGCAGTATATATCGTGGGTATGTTACAAGAGACGACAATCGTAGTAGTATTTGGAGTCTCTTGAGCTACATAAGTACCATTTAATCCAGCCTCGGTGGCGCTGGTATATGTAAATGACATTCCGAAATAAAAATTTGCTGGCAATGCAGAAACAGCGAAACTCAATACTGTAGCATAAGCACCTACAACAAGCGAGGGCGTCGCTGAAGTAACTGTAAACGTGCTATTAGTAGGAGTAGTTGGTATGGAGGTATTTTGCGTGAAATATGTTAATACGCCAGTTACAGGTGGAGCTATACCGCCTGATTCTACTGCTACCAAAACTCCGCCATACGGGAGTACAGATGATATAGGTATCACTAAACCACTAATAAAAGTAGTACCATTTGGTATCGCAGTAACTACTTGTAGTAGATAAATAGGCACAGGATAGCCAGTAGGTGTATATGTATAAATAAATGTCTGCCCGACTGTTACGATGCTACTATCTGGTACTGTAAATGTTCCAGTACCAAAATAGCCATAAGGAGAAAACAAGCTAAATCTGCCCAAAAAATCGCTAAAAGCACAACTAACGCCAGTAAGCGTTTGTACAACCGGCGGATCACTCGGAGGCGTAGTCGGTGGAATAAGCTCCAAATCCCACTTGCTATTCTGACTCGCTATATTCGAGTAACACATCAATCCATTCCGCAGCACAACTCCATCCTGCGTAACACATTGATTCGGATCAATATCCACCGGACTCTTGTTCGACGCAACTCCGCCCCACGGTTCTTCGTAGTAAATCTCGAAGTGATTTCCGGTTGTTTTACGAAGACCGCTAGGCATAGTTTTGTCCTATTACTTGTTGATAAATACAGAAAGTGTACCGGAAGTCATAGTAGTAACCACCAGCCCATTAACCCACCCAAGCGTCCCGGTGGGAAATGGATCAGTAGTAGCAGCTACTTTATTGATAATAACATTTCCATTCTGATCCTTTACAACCAGCTGCGCTGCCGCTGTCGGATCATTCCAGATCATTTCCTTAATATAAATTCGCCCTGACCATACGAGATTTGTACTCGCAGTATCCAGATACCAAGGATTCGCACTGATGTTATTTGCCATTTAATCTCCTAGATGAATATATCATCATTACTTCCGTCAAGTGACGGCATAGTTAATTTTGGATCGGGCAGCAAATCTGGTTCAAAAATAAATGTACTCTCAGCATCCGCGATCGCTTTGTCGATCTGTCCGATTAGCGGATATGCGTCAAAGCATTTTGCGTCCAGCAATTTCCCACGTTGCCACTGCAAATTTTTAATCGGAGTACGATCCCCACATCTCCCACAGAACGCCCACGCACCCTCATTAGATGTATGTTTATTCGGAAGTCCGTAGCTCATACATCCTCCTACAGATAATTATCAATAAGCACATTTCGTGTAAGTCCTGTCCATGCGCAGACATTATTAATATACTCTTCCGTGTTATTCTCCACCGGAGGAGCATACTTATAAATCATATCCGCAATCGAAAGCCCAGCATAATGCTGTTTCAGTAGCGCGCGCATCGCAGCGAATCCTGCTTCCACAGTTGGAAAATACGCAAATCTCGGAGTCCGCGGAGGCGGAATAGTCTCAATCCTCAACGCCCCAAACGAATGCGCAAACGCTCCAAACTCAATATCTCCCGGATTATTATTCCTTGTCGCCCGCCCACCAACCACCCCAAAGCCTTCCATTCTCGCAATAGCTTCACAAATTGTCACATTCATACAATCTCCATTCCCCAAGAAAAACCCCACTAGACGGGGGAGAGGGCCAAATCTAGTGGGGCCGACGTACTATGAATCAAAGAACTCTGTGAAGAGGTTTGGTCATAGTACGTCTAGCTCCGCTGGTTTTTACGGTAAATTAAGCGCCGTTGCTGCCCCAAGTTCCCAGCCAATCTGTAGCACCCGCAGACATACGCATCGTAGTTTTCTGCTTCATCGCACCTGTGTCAAAGTCCTCATCGAACTCGTCCTCAGGATTCTGCCGCATGAAAACAGTAAGCGAATGATTCTTCTTGTCCGCAGTCATAAACCACGGGCCGGCGTTCGTGAAATAATGACACACCATGTAGCTCAGGTCTTCCCCAAGCAACGAGTTAATATCATTAGTATCCGTTGCAGGCTTCCCGCTAGAGCCAAAAATCTCACGCGCGAGAAAACGATTCTCAGGAGCAATTAGCACCTTTGTGGGCTTCAGATTAATCGGCAAGCCCTGAGAATCAACCAACCGCTCAAACTGCGTAGTGCCAAGCTGCACGCCAGTGAAAGACAAATCAATATCAGTTGCAGGACGATTCGGGAAAGTCCCGGCTGCGCTGATAAGATTTGGCAAACTAGCCCACGTCGAAGTAGCAGAAGGGCCACCAAGCAGTGGATGTGCATTATTGAACAACGAAATACCATCAGTAGTCGTTACATTCGCGGAAAATCCCTGGTTCAGGATATTGAACGCAACAATTTCCTTAGTATATCGAATAGACCGCGCCAGTGCTTTCGGAGCCGTCTTAATAACGCCGTACTTCGCATCCTGCCAAAGTTCCTTGGAAGTCCGCACAGCAAGCGCGTATGTCAGATGGTAATATCGCTTATCGCCACCCTGAATCATTTCAGTATACGCTACGGGCGTATTTTCCGGCTTTTCCTGAAGCGGGCCAAATCCAGCCATCTTCAAGTCCTGCTCATACTCGGAGTCCGAGGTTTTCACATTAAAAATTGCCTGATACTCTTCAGCACGCTGTTCCGTCTCAAGTGCATCAACATAGATTTTGTGCAAACCTGGGGCCATAAGTTTGGCAAATGCTCCACGAACTTGTGTTCCCATAATTTATATCCTTCTTAGTGCTGAATTGTTAGAGTACGATTTGAGCTGCTGTGGAGAGAACCTGAAAGCGTACGCGAGCGTTCACAATATAAACACCGCCAACTGCTGTCTGGTCAATAGGATTAATATCAACTAACGTAACAACAGTATTTGTTCCGGCAGTGACCTTCGCAGCATCGACATACCATTGACCACTAGCATCAATCGTGAGGCCAAATTGTGTGCCAATCATAGCCTGTGTAGGAGTATAATTTGCGGCCGTAGTACCAGTCGAATCATCGAACGTAGCTTCAAAAATACTCGGCGCAACAGAATTCTCAAACAACGTACGCCCATCTGTAGTCGGAGTACCAACTGCGATATTAAAAGCACTCGGCTGATTAGGCACATTGCCATACGTCTGAATAGCAGTAGGTGGCCCAACTTGTCCAAATGCCCCTGGAGCACCCTTGCCTGCCGTACCAAGATTTGATCCCGGAATAAGAGTAAACCCGGCAATCGCATTCGTGACTGTAGTCCCATCCCATGCCTGAACAAATCCAGACACAAGCTCTACGGGGGTTCCCATTTTAAAAGTCTGCCCCGCTGCTTCAAGTTGAGCCGAAGTCAATGGCGTAAGACCTGTAATAGTCTCCACCACGGAAATCGGCTGATGATAAGTAAGATTCGGTCCTGCCATAGTTAAAACCTCGCTGTTAAATTGTTACGTCTGGAGAATAAAACTCCATCTTGTTCTGCGTTTTCGCACCCTGATAATCATTTCGGCTATCAGATTTTGACATAAACTGTTCTGCACCCCGCGCTGCGCGTTTATGAATCTCTGTGTTCTTCGTAAGCCCCACAGCACGCTCGTGCGCAAATCGTAATGCCCTGTAATATGTATCCTTATCAATTTTCATTGCTACAACATCGTTGATTGAATAATGTCCATCTGCATCGAGAGAGGGTTGAATTGCTCTCTTACTTGCCTCATCATGCAAATCATTTGGCTCAATATAAGTAAAACCCTTCCCCATAAGCTCGCCAATTCGCTGTGGATTCTTATTCACCCATCGCGGTTCATAATTGGCATCTTTGAGTGTAATAGCAAGCCCATCAGCACTCATAAAGGGCTTGGCTTCTATTGGGAAATCAAGATCATAAACTTGATCGAGAGTTACTTTTGAGAAATCTGTAATTGGTGCTGCGCGTTTTGGGAGAACCTGCCCAACAAGTCCCGCATCAAACTTTGCTTCCGCGATCTGTTTACGCACACTCGCCTCAATATCCTGCGAGAGTTTCAAAACATCCGCTGCTGTTAAAGGCTTATTCGCATCATCAACTACAAGTGGCGGTTTAGCAAGCACATGCTTCACAGTAGCAGCCGCTGCTTTCATATCATCACCGCGCAAATCCGCGGTGATTTCCTCAACATCCTGCTTGTTATTAGACATAAGTCATCTCCCGTTTACTAGCTCCCCACTCCTTCTCACTCATACCAAAATTCTTAGCAATCTTCTTTTCATCCTCAGTGAGTGTTGTAGAATCCTCGCCAGCTTTTCCACCACTCGGTGCTCCTGTAGAACCGCCCTCGAAAATTCCGCTTGTATTGCGAGCTTTGATTTTTCCCTCAGTGATTTCTTTCTGATGGTCAAAGCAAGCAATCTTGTAGCAATTCTCAAGCGAACCAGAGTTTGAACGCTGTGCAAGCGGAAGAGACTCGATCAAAGCATCTGTGCGCTCTTTTACCGCGCCGTGATAATACTCTTTCTCCCCAAGCGTCTCACGCTTTGCTTCCCGCGATGCAAGCATCATCAATGCACGATTCGTTCCCTGCAATTTTTCATCAATCGCAGATTCAGGATCAAGCATCATTCGCTCACCAAAATCTCCCTGCTCTTCTTTTTTAGCAACAGCCGCACGTTTAGCCTCAGCCGCAGCACGCTCCGCACGCTCAGTTTTCATCAACTCAGCCATTTCCTGCATAGGCTTCATTGCTTCCGCTTGCTTAGTTTCCAGCGCAGTAAACTTCTCAGCAAGCGTCTTATCAAGATTTTCCTGAAATTCCTTTGGCTTGAACTCTACATCTTCAAGCCCCACATTATCATCATCCGCTCTGGGCGCTAACGACCCATCTTTCTGTCTAAACCATCCCATAGTCATCTCCCTATTGCTGATTTGGTGCTACTCTAAAAGCATTCATAAAAGCAACTAAGCCAATAATATCATCATACACTTGCAACTGCCCCCGGAGATACGCCTTATCCTCCGGGGTTGCATCCTGCTTATCAAAGAAATCATCCTTATACTGATCCGCCTGTGCCAGCAGGTACTCCAGCAGAAATTGTCCCGCTGGTAGTTGGAATAGCGCCTTGATTGCTAACTTGGCCCCCATTAACTGCTTGAGGGCTTCCTCCTCCGGGAGATTGCGCACTTTGGGGTTGGCCAGGAGCGCTTTGCTGTGCATTAGGTTCATTTTGTCTCCCTTGCTTGATAATCGAAGGAACTGGAATTAGCCGTGCTGCATCATCGTGGCCAAAGTTTTGTACAATTTCTTTATAAAGCGATTGCTTTGCACGAAGCACATCTATGTAATAAGCACTCAAATCAGGCGGTATTCCAGGAGTTCCAAGTGCTTGCACCATCTGAGCATCCTGCGTATACAACTGCGTGAGCGTTTGAGAGAGCATAATATCATTCTGCTTCTCCAATTCCTTATTCATCGACGCCGTAGACGCACGTACCGATAAACCAAGTTTTCCAGATTTGATATTCTCAAACGCATCTCGGAGTGCTTCTGCATTATCACCGAATTGACGCAGCTTTTTTCCGAGACCGAAACTAGCATACATCTTTGCGAACTTGGTTCCCGCCCTGCTGTGAGCACTTCGCATATCGGACATGCGCAGCCCAGTTCTAGAATTCTGCTGTTGTAGGACTGCGAAAGTCCCTTGGCTGCTATAAATTCCTCGTTTGCTATTGACAATCCCGCCACCTGTACCTCCTGTAGCTGGGTCAATTCCGGTGCGCTCTTTTACAAGAGCGAGTGAGATATTCTCGCCATCCAGATTATCAGCTTGTAAATTTCCAGTATCAAGTCGCTCTATTTCATTTTGATCTGCTGGTACTAAAACACCGGGATAGAACTGTAATATTGAATGCAACTTACTATTCTTATTAATACGAAATGTTGTACTATTTGCTAACGTCTTCGCATTAATTCGCTGCCGATGCAGCTCAGAAATCTCATCCTGATACGCTTTCAACATCTCAGCAAAACCATAACCATAATACTGGTCATCATCATATGCGAGCTTAGCATCCTCGAATATATCCATGTTATCTGGATAGTAATTATAGAATGCCGCTAATCTCGTTTTGCTCGCTGGATGATGCAAGCATACAAGCCGAAGATTCTCCCCATTATGTTGATACCGATACCAGCATTCATAAATATCATACTCGTCAGAAAGAGAGCCAGAACCAGTATCTTGCAAGCCCTGATTGCGCTCGTTATAATTTTGAAGCACATCCGACTGTGAACGATCTGGCTGCGCGATAATCTTATCTAGTGCTTTATCATCAAAGAATTTAAGTGCCTTCTTATCCTCCAGCGTCTTCCGCGAGCATGTCATTATATGACATTTGAACTTAGAATCTTCGAGTTTCTGATACGAAATATCTGTAAGAAACTTATTCAGTGGCACATTCTCAGGACGTGGGCCATCAAAACGAATAACATCCTTCGTCTCATATTTCGCCGCTGCCGAGTCCATATCCCCTGTGGAAACATACTGAGTCTCCACATGATACAGCCACGGGAATTTAATAATCCCTGTGCCATTACGAATCGTGGAGGAGAACCATGCTTCCTCTACACGATAAAAATCTAACTCAGCAGGATCAAGTGCCATGTTGCTAAGAAATTTCTCGGTAGCAGAACGCTGGTCATCTCCCTTTCCTGCTTCAATATCACCATAAATCTTTGCTGACCACAGCGGATCAGTCATGTACATAGCCATTACTCGCGCGAGTAGATTATCAGAATTCGAGGCTACGATTTGAATTTCAATATTCGATGCGCCCGGCCACGGAATATCACGGTTCTCCGTGAGAGGAGTGCCTTTGTACAATCTGGCAAACTCTTTTAGCTTACTCTCACGGAAATTCCGCGTGCGCTCATACCAGTAAGTAGTAGTTTCCTCCACCCACTTCCACATATCCTCTGTGGCGTCCTTCCCGAAATTAATCTTGACTGGACGAATTGCTGGCATTGTTTGTTATCCCTTTGATTCCAAGAAGTGTCGAACCAACACCAGCGAAGTAATATCCAATCGCCATGTTGTAATGTACTGCAATTATCATAGAGGAGAAAAGAATCAACACACCCCAAAATGCGTGTGGAAGATTTCCAATCTCGGTTAAGAACTTTGTAATACTGTCCATTTTTTCTCCTTTCTTAATTACGGAGTAGGGGACATTCCAGCAGCTACAGCACTTGCAGTGGGTGCGGCAACAGTAGTAACTACATCCACCTTAATATCCTCATACACCTTCTCTACCACTGGAATAAGCTGTGCTTCAATTACGTTCTTAAAGTATGCTTCTACATCAGCAACAATCGCAGTATCCGCTGTCCAATTCAATCCCTCAGTTGCAATAACCGTGGCAATATCACCATCAATAGCAAGCGCACCATTCAATACCGCTTTAAGCATAGTATTGATTTTAGTGCGATCAGCTGCGAGCGTATTAATCACCTTATCAGTTTTTGCGACGATAGTAAATACCTTCGCAATATCCTTTGCCAATACAACCGGACTGTCTACCACATCCTTCAAAATACTTGTCATACTCATGTTATTCTCCTGTTGTTGTGATATGTTCTCTCAAAAATTGAGTGAGCAAAGTTCCTTGTGCTTGATTAGCTCGATCATGCCGTTCTAATGATTCAAGTCGCGCCTCAATCGTAGCTTTATACTCCGCATCCGTTCTTGCCATATCTGTTAGTGTCCCATTCATCTTAATAAGCAAATGAACACAGAATGTGAAAAATGCACCCAATCCAGCAGTAAAAAGACTCGCCAGCCAAATCACTAAACTATCTGGCAATGTGACCATGTTCATTTAATTATACCCCACAGACGAATTATGTATATTTCGTTTATACTGCTCTTTCCGACGGAGAATCTCGAATTCTATCTCGTCAGTATTTGTGTCGAAATCCCAGACCTGTGGGCCGTAACCCAGAGTATCAAGTACATCAATTAATCTGCCACTTGGGTATGATTCAAATTCTTCGATGAACTCTTCCATACCTACTGTGTTGATCCAGAACTCACCACGAGAAAATATCGGGCCGAGTCCTTCAATTCGCATTTTCTTAGCATTTGCTGTTTTCGGAGTTTGTAGCTCCTTGATTGTAAGTGCTGCATATCTCGGATCACGCGCTGCTTTTTCTTTGATTATGTAATCCATGTGGTACTTGAGATATTTTTGGGCGGCGATAGTCTCCATATAGATACAATCCAGCTTCCATACGTTGACGGCAAGATCTAGCATAACTCCGATAAATTCATCAGTACCACACGCTTTTGCCCATACATCTAGAAGGTATATCCTGCGAGGGTCTTCTGCGATTCCAGTAACTGTGATAGCATGTCGGCAGCGCCCATCGTTTCCTGAATGATTAGGATCGACTATCATGTAGCGTTTGAGATTACGAGGGCTAATGTCCTCTTCTACATCACCATCTAATACTTTGTGCCGGATATTTACTTTCGTGCGCGTGCGTGTTTTGCCGCTTGAGTCGAATGGAATCACATCCATGTATGTAAAAGAGTGGTCTTTTACAAATTCAAAACGGCGCAAATTCTTGAGTTTAAATTTTACCTCACTCGGATTTATTGGCGCGTTAAGATACTGGCAAGAAAAAATGTAAGTACCGAGACGCTTACGATAGCGAGCCAACTTTTCATAGTTAAACGATTCGGGAAAAATAGGAATCCCGAAAGGGTGGAGCGGACAGCAGCCACCCAGCGCGCTATGCGTTGTGAAATTGAAGTAAGTTTCATGCTCTCTCAAATGGCTATTTAAATCTTTATAACTCCACCGATTTCCAACTACAAGCTCGTCATTATCTCGCCCACCATCATCTTGCTCTGCGTCGAATGCACCTACAAGATACTTATGATACTCAATAGTCTTCGCCATTGTAACATCTGATTCATATGCTTCCCGACCTACAAGATCGTCCTGAATCACAATATCATAATGTCGTGACTGTAATGCGCCACCTACTCCAATGAAATCGAAAGTTCCTTCGCCCTGTGCTGTTGAACCTTTCGTGCGCATCTGGCAGAAAGATTCTTTGTTTTGAGTACAACTTGCGTCAGGCAATATCTCAGGAAATACATGCTTAAATATATCATTATTCTGATAATGCCCCTGCAATCTAACACCCAACTTTGAGGCATTTGTAATAACTTCGGATGCGAGGAGGATACGTATATCTTGATTATGTACATACTTCATCCATTGAATCCAGCGATCTCCGTAACCGAGGGCACGCATGTATAATTCATCTTCGTAAGTAAATGAAAGAGCGCGCCAGAGTGAGTAGCATTCTGTGTATGTTGTGGATTTATAGTGTCCGCGAGGAATTTCAATACAATCTTTGATTCCATCCTTTTCTACAACCTTACACATTTGATAATGCAAATTTTGTTCGGGATTTGGATTCTTCTGAAATCTACTCTTTCCAAGTACGCGGGTTGCGAAGTAAAATAAAGAACCCTGCGAATTCAATCGATGAATCATTCGGAGCGTAGTAGGATCATTGTGAATCGGAGGAAGCATTTTCCAACTAGAGGTTACTGAGCCAGGAAGGTATAAACCACCAGTTTCACTATATAGATATTCCTGCTCCGCGTCAGCTACATCTTTTAGATCGTGAGTAGTGTAGCTCATCTATATTCCTTTTGCGCGGAGAGCGCCGCCTTCGGCGGCTCCGTGGATAGTCTGAGCCACTGCGCTCCGCAGCCCTTCGGGCTGCTACGCTTGTCCCCACTTTACTAACACCTTCCCAGAAGAGATTTGTAATAGGCGAGGTCTACTTGTTATACAAGCATTTCTAATACGCAACCCTTCTGGTGAGGTGTTCTGGTTGTGAGTGGGGACGCACAGAGCCAACTTTTGTTACTTGATTGCGCAGCAGAATTCTTCTTTAAAGTAGACCTCGCACTAATTCGGTAGTGTATCTGGCTTGATAGCATCAAGCATTCGATCCAGACTTTCCTCTGTTTGAATATCAGAAAGCTCGAACTTGGTAATCTCGCTTGCAGCACCGCTCTTGGTAAAAGAGTTCGGTGTGCTTGTGCAAGGGACTTCTTGAATTGGGGGCGCGTTGCTGAGCAAGGATAGCAAATTCGCAGCGACCAGCGGATCAACTTGCATGTTCGGCACTTGCTCTATGCTCACGCTTGTTTTAGAAACCTTCGCCAGATTTCCTTCGCGGTCAAGAATATCAGTCGCAGCCTTGTACTGTAACTGCGCTCCGAGCTTACCCAGCGCCGCTGCTTTGATAACATTCATAGCAGTCGGAACCATATCACGAAGTTCCTGACGAGCGTTGTCGATGTTCGCACGCAACTGCGCGTCGTAGCTAGAAAGCACACCACAACTCAGCTCCATGACTTTAGCATGGAACTCTGGGAGCTGTCGAACCAGCACAACTGTTTGCTGATGACAGTTTAGCATATTCGCTATTTGTGCATTGCTGAATCCACTCGGATCAAGCGTCAGCCGTGCAATTCGCTCAATCTTCAGCATTCGCTTGTACGTCATTTGCAAGCGGGGGTTTAGTGCGGATGGCTTTCCTGGAGTGTGTACCATAGTTATAGCACTCCGGCAGGACTGATATCTTCGACCAGCACAGAGAGCGCTAGAAATTCCTCAATGCTATTATCAGGAAAAAGTTGCCGCTTCACGGCCCCACGCTGTGCGGAGGGAGCGGGCTGGCCAGTCACCAGGGATTTATCCCATGCATACTTAGCTTTGAATTTCTCCAAGCTATCAAGTACATTCGACTCGCTCATACTCCGCTCCCCTTTCCCGCGCACCCGCGCCGCACTGTGTTTACTATATATAGATAGGGGCAAAAAATCAATAGGGTATAGCGTGGGGTATAGCGGTATTGGAATAGCGTATAGCGGCCCCTCCGGGGCAGGCCCCCGGCCATCGCCCAATAGCACCGCCCTTCGGACGAGCAGCTTCGCTGCTGGAGTATACTTCAGATTTTAGTATACAAGTAGGTACGAATTTTTCAAAAATTTGTATGGGGCCTCCCCGGCCATCGAAAAAAGTTTTTCGATTTTTTGGAGGTGGGTATGTAACTATATTAGTTACATATGTAACGAGTTAGTTACTGTTGTATACTTAGTACTGTAGTGAATAAGTGTGCGGAGTACTTGACGAGAGCGGTATAATGAACCTAGCCCCAGTACGGATGAGGCGAGAAAGACTCCGATTGGAGTAGGATGTATACCATGCAGATTACAATTACACTCACAGACGCGCAGGAATCAGCCCTGTTTATGATGGG